TCATCAGAACGTAATCATGGGAGGTTTCGGCTGTTCATGGATTTGTTGTTGTGCAAGTAGGTCCGCGCGGGTTGACACCATATTAGTGGCTCGTCTGGACTCCACAATGGACATCTTGGCGTTCATGGAATGTGCGAGAATTTCAGCATCTGTGGGTTTGAATCTCATGCCTCCAGGGGGGTTAGGAGAGGAGTCACTCAGTACGGCATTAAAGAAGTCGAAAGCAGCAAACTTGGAATCTTCTTGGTAGCCTTTCCTAGACCAATTGGCAGGCGGTTTATTTTGCTGTTTACCAGTGACGTAGCAAGCTTTGGCATAGAATCCACAGAATTGCCTTAATGTGCAATAGTCCTCGACAACATCTTTGAGTTCTGAGTGTGCCATGCCGCAGGGTGCGTCAGTGGTCAAGGTAACGAAGCGTGATGAGCCATTGTGGTAGCAAGTCCACGCTAGGGAGAGGAGATCTTTCGGGGTCGCTCCTTGTCGTTTGGCTTGTAGCAGGTCGAGTATTTCTCGAATAATTGTTCTTGAAGCGACTGAATTAGATTCGACATCCTTCGTCAGGGTTTCGAATTCAGCTAGAGCGGGCATGAGTTCATCGGATTCGTTACTCGCATTGCTGCTATTATTTTGAGGATCACGGTTGCCAAGGGAGCGGAGCTGAGTCTGGCCGAACGGGTTCACATTGGGTCGAGGTTGGCTAACCTGACTTGTGGAACCTGACATTTGTTGCGAGGTGCTTGGGTCAACAGGGTCGTTCAT